CTAAGTTATCGAGCCACCGAAGTCGCCCGTTAAGTATTTATCGAGTATTACCGGAGTAATAAACGAACTGCATTGCGGATGTGGCATGTAGATTTCGGTGTCAGTCGGTAAATAAATACCGCGCCCTTCTCCGTACTTATCGACTTGCGCTAATTTATAGCATTTGTGATTCGTATGATTACCGTGGCGACTGCCGTTTTCGTTAATGCGGACGTACTTAGCGACTTCCGATTGCTTTACGCTATTAGCGCTTGCTACTCGATAAGCCGTATTACCTTCCGTCACAACTAAACGCTTTATCTTCCACGTTTCCGCGTCATATGCTTTCCGCACATCGCGAACCATCGAACCTACGTTATCGCCTCGGATAATTCCACTACGTATTACAGACGCGATAGAGTCACGGATTTCTCCGCTAGTTCCCCATACACGATCCGAAAGGATTAGACCGTCTTCGCCGAATCTGCGGATTACGTAGTCGACCGTACCTTTATTTAACTTTTCGATACTTGCCGTAACCATCGGAACGCCTAGCGCTGATTCCGTTACTTTATTAAGTCCGCTAATTGCGTAGTCAGTCGAATCACTTACGACTTTCTCTAACGCAACTGTTCCGTTAGCACGTAGCGATTTCTCTACGGTATCAAGTTCGCGTAGCAAGCGCGAAAGTCGTTGACGTTTGACCGTGCCGTCTTCTGCGGCAAACTCTGATAGTAATTCCGCTATGTCGCCACGGACACGTCCGACTTCCTTAATTGCGTACGCTACTTGCTTATCGTTTAACTTTCCGTATCCTCGCGCTAGCTTGTCGAAATTATCGTGTAATTCCGCTACATGTTTCATGCGCGGTCAAGCCTTCGCATAACGCGGAAAGATGAACCGTCATAGTCGATTAACTTCGCTTCCTCCGCTAGATAAGCCGTTTGGAATAACCCCGCAAACTCGCGGTACTCCTTCGATATCATCGTCTTATCGACCGACTCTTCGCCGTCCGTATATTTAAAGAACCGCGCAGCATCTAACGCTATTTGTAACGCAAGTTCCGAGGAACTATACGCTAATAAACGGTTAATATCCGTGACAGGTACGTCGGCAGACGCTGAATATCCGAATAACTCGAACGTGTCCGCCATGACGTCAATAGCTGCCGTTTGTAACGCAGGTTGCGCAGTTACGGCGGCAAACCGTTTCGTTAAACGTTCGGTCATCTGTGTTAGCGTCGCCATTTAGCGTACCTCCTATTTCGTATCCTTCGTTGACTTACGTTTTGATTGCGTTGGTTTCTCCGCTGGCTTTTCCGCGTTGGTCGGCGCTGACTCCGCCTTCGCTACCGGCTTTGATTCCTCCGCTATTAATTCGACGTATCCGATTGAAGCGAGGTGCTTTGCGGATTTAGCGTCGATAGAGATTTCCGAGCCTTCGCGATTGCCGTTGACAACCGCGTTTAAAACTCGTACTTTTACGTTAGCCATTCGTTATTAAACCGTGTAAACGTCAGCGTGGAATAGTAACTCCGGTGCTTCGATTGCAGGGAATCCAGCCGCTACTGCACGGAAGATTGATTGAATCGGCTCTTTGTTATCGTAAGCGTCTAAGAAAATACCCGGTTGGAAGTTGTTTTCTACCGTCGGTCCTAGTAAGAAGTTACCTACGCCTTCTGATACGAATACTACGCGGTTAACCGGCATGTACTCGATAGTTTCGTCTAAGCCCGTATAGATATCTTTAACCGTAACTTTGCGTTCAGATACGACTGTGATCGCTGGCAATCCGTTGTCAGATAATACCGCTTGTACATCCGCTTGACTTGCGCGTGAAGCACCTACCGGACGTCCTGCGTCAACGATGATTCCGTTGTTTTTAGCAATCAAAGCGAATACTTCGCGTGATACTAGAATCGCTTGTGGAGCGCGTCCTGTGTTCGTTTCATACGTAGAAGCCCACGTTATTAGGTCGCCCATGATATCGTGGTCTGCGTTAGCCCAGTCGTTAGGCGACGTTAAAGCGACTTTATGTCCCGCAGGTACTCCGAAGTCTACGTTAACTTTTACGCCGTTCTTGTTATACGAGAAAGCGCCTTTAGCGATTGCTTCCATTTTCGCTACTGCGATACGACGTTGAATAGCGTTAACTAAGTCAAGTCCTTTAACCGTTAAGCGGTCAACCATCGCAGATTGTTCCGAGTTGTTACGCGCTTGATTTAACGCTAACAATTCTTCTTCCGTAGCGATGTATTTAAGACCCATCTTAGCGATTTCACCGTGCATTTTAGCTACTGCGTCACGGTCTACTACTGGCGGTTCTGCACCGTATCCGATCATAGCTGCGATATGTTGCGAGTTCTTAATAACGTCGTAAGCGAAATTCGTAGAATATACGTTACGGTTCGGTAAGAATTGGTCGCCTAGCGTTGGTGTTGCGTTACGAACCGACTCGTCCACCAAACCTAATAATGTTTCTTGATTGAATGAATCTAAATGAGATAAACCTGCCATTTTTAAAATCCTCCTAGTAGTTGTTTTAGTTTTTGTGAATTAAAAAAGACGCCTCGTATGAGTGCGCCTAAATCAGATATGGCTTACGTAGAAAAACTTATCTTTAGTTTCTGTTTTGAAAGCCGCTGTAACGTTATCTTCTAGTTTTGCTTCGTAAACTGATCCGCGAATAAGAACTTCTCCGACTACAACGTCGTTTGTGCCGTCAACGTCTACGTCTACATTAAGAATGCTGAATGAATCGTATCCAGTCGGAATTGCACCCGTTGCGTCTGCGTATTCTTCGTAGAAACCGCTTGTAGTATTGCGCATAATAGCCGTACCTACCGGTAACGTTTTGTTTCCGATAACTGATGCGTCTAGCGTTGCGCCACCGTGTACGAATTGGAAGTGTTCAGAAGCTAGAATGTTTTTGCCACCTTTGAAAGCGTCGCGTGATGTATTAAGTGAGTAACCTGCCATTTTTAAAATCCTCCTAGTAGTTGTTTTTTAAAGTAAACCTTTTGCTCGCAATTCTTCGAATCGCTTGCGCCCTTTTTCCTTCAACGTTTCCTGCGTTGCTTGTTGCCTTGTTCCGCCGTTAACCGCCGGGTCTGCCGGTTGTGGTTTAGCCGGATTGTCTTGCGCGAATTCCTCTACGCTTACTAATACGGACGCTTCGTCGTCACCGCTAATATACTTCGCTAGGCGTTCGACTTTATCAGCGTCATATCCCGCTTCACGTAATGCGTTTAATTTGATTTGCGTTAGTTTCTCGGACTGACGTTCAGCCTCGATACGTTCACGCGCTGATTTCTCCGCCTCGTATAACGCCTTGAATTCGTTTGCTTCTTCGAGTCGTTTCGTTTCTGCTTCCGCTTGTTGACGTTCGAACTCCGCTAGTTTCTCTTTCAGCGCGTTCGCCTCCGCAACTTTCTGCTTGAAACGCTCATACGGTATTTTCTGCTCGGGTTGCTGCGCATCTGTCTGCGTTTGTTCCTCCGATTCAGTACCGTTTACTTCTTCGTTTACTTCGCTCATAACGTTTACCTCCGTTTAACGACGTGTAGTCGATTGATAGTGCGGAAGTTTTACGACGTTACGTATCGGTCGATTGTGTTACGTTAGTTACCGCCGACTTCCGTCTGTAAAGCGTCGGCGATACGTTGTCTTGCGATTTGGCAGTATTCCGCTTCGCGTTCTATTCCGATGAATTGGCGACCGGTATTAATTGCGGCGACTGCGGTGGTTCCGCTTCCTATGCAATTATCGAGAATTACGTCACCTTCGTTTGAATACGTCCGTATTAGGTACTCAAATAATTCCGTTGGTTTCTGTGTTGGGTGTAAGGATACGCCATTACTCGGAGGCTTGAAGGATAATACTGACGTCGGTGTTTTGTGCGTATACGTCTTAGGCAACTTCTTTAGTCTTATCCCGTGGTCATTTACACCGCTCGTTTTGTTACTTGCCCCACCACCCTTATACGGTTTTTCTAACGGCTCTTTTTGTGGGTTGTACGTTATCTTTCCGAATCCCTTTTTCGCAAATATGAGTATATTCTCATGACGCTTCATAGGCTGTACATTCGCTAACTGCGGTTGCCTGCCGAATGTTTTATCCCAAATTAATTCGTACCGAAATAAAGCCATTTTAGACGATATTAATGCGGTAGTAAACGGCTGACTTGCGGTTAATACAATAGCGCCGTTATCTTTTATTATTCTTTCATATTCCGCCCACAACGGCTCGAACGGGATTATCGTATCCCATTTACATTCCGTAGTGCCATACGGCAAATCGCAAAGAATCATATCGACCGACTTATCCGATAACTTCCGCATTTCTTCAATAGCGTCACCTTGCGTAATTTTATTCAGCATTACGTTGCACCGCCTCTAACTCGCGCAATGCCTTCGTAGCTTCTCGTGCCTCACGTTGTAACGCCTTTAATCCCGTTAGTGCCTCCGATACGTCTACCTCGACTTTTACGTTTAACTTGCCTACTTCGCGCGACTTATTGCCCGCCATACTCAACGCCTCATTTCGTTTGTGTCGGAAGTTTAACGACGTTACGCATCGGTCGTGTATAAATTAAAATATTTAAACCTTACCGTTGACTTCCGTTTCTAACCGTGCTACTATTCTTATAAGATAATAAGAAAAGGTGGTGGCAACATGGCGAAAGCGTATACGCAAAAAGAAATAACTAAAATAGAGTTACTTTTATCTAAAGAAGAAGCCGAATTACTTGCTGATTTTTTAGAAGAAAATGAAAGTGACGTAGTATTAAAAACCATTATGGTTGAATTGAAAAACGCTTTATATAAATAAGTTTAAGAGAAAAGACGTCGATTAAAGGCGTCTTTTTCTATTCCGTGTCGCCTTCGCTATACGGATCTTGTTGCGCTTGCATACGCTTCAAGTCGCCCGCAATTTCCTCACGTTTAGCCGCCGTGTTTTCAACGCCTGCTCGCGATAATGCACCTGCTTGTGATTCCAAGCCCGCCGTCATTTCGAGCGTGAGCAAATCGATTAAGTCTGCGCGGTTATCCGGTAGTGGTAACGCGAATTTAATTTCGTGGTCGTAGTTGTCGCCTATTAACGATAGCGCGGCTTTGTCGTATGCGAACGTCTTAGCCGTCTTCGCACGCTCCTGTAAATATCGTACGGACTTTTCGTGTAACTCCGTAAGACGCGGACCCCACGTTAACCAATGCTCCTCGGTGTCTTGGATGATATCGTGAAATACAATACGCATGGCATCGTTATTCATACCACCGAAATTCAAGTCGCCGATTGCCGATTGAGGTAGCGAAGTTAATTCGTACATCGTCGCTTTCGTGCGCTCGATAACCGCCTTATGTGCTTCATTCCAACGGAATCCGCCTTCGACTTTCTTTAAGTCCGGTTGACTGTCACCACTACCGTTGATAGCGACTAATGCGCCTGCTGCGATTTCTAGTTTATCCGCTGTTCCGGGTGCTGCGTTGATTAACGCCATGACTCCGAACATTTCGAATTTCAGCGAGTCAATCGCGTCTTCGTTCATCTGATTCAGAATCGCGGATAGCGCTTTGATATCGTCGAATTCTTTCGACATTGCCGGCTCTCCCGCTAAGTCTTCAATCGGCACTAATACAACGGGTAGGAACGGTAAGCCCATCGAAGCCTTCTCCGTGATTACTTTTACGCGTTTTAACTCTGCGTTGTAAAGACCTTCCGATAACCAACATTCTCCGTCGATCATTTCGAACGTTTGCTTCTGATAAAACGTTTCACCGTCAATCATCCGCTCTCTTACGAAGTGGCATGCGATTAAATCTTCGAAGTCATCTTCGGAATAAATCGGAAACGTTTCGGTATCCGGGTGCCATACCCATTTAAGGCGACCGTTCGTCGGATTGAATAGGATCTTCACCGCTACACGTCCGGCAATTAAACGGTCGCGCGCCGCTTGTATTAAGCGAGCCTTAGCGTTGTTCTCTCGGCGCAACTGCGTAATAATCGCCTCTAACGCTTCCGCACGTCTGTACTCCGCTTGTTGTGCGGGCGAATCCTCTGCGCCTAACCTGCGCGCCTTTGCGTCGATTCCGTGTGCGCCCGACATTTGCCACTTCGCCTTTTTGCTAACGAGTAGGCGAGCGTAGTTACTGACAAAGCGCGTTGGGTCGTAGTCAAGTCCGGGTGGTCGCGGTACGTCTTCCGCGCGTACTAATTCGTCTGACGCGCCTTTATGCTGATAGCCGTCGTAGTACAGGTAATTGCGGTATTGCGCTTGCAAGCGTTGATGTTCGGTTGCTCCGATTGCTTGCGAGAATGGAGCGAATAATAAGTCGTCTAGTGACTCCGGTGCTAATATGTTGAAATCTGCCATCGTGCGCCTCCTTTCGTTTTCTTAGTTACCATCGTGAACCTCGATTAACTGTCCGAACAACAACGTTATTTGACTTCGCTATTTTAAACGCGTCTGATAACGCATCCGGTCCATCGTCGTTATTATGATTCGGATAAAGTTCGAGCATTTCGAGTAATAAGCGTTGATCCTTTTTAAAACGTATGCGACCGGCTTTAATGTCCGGTTCTAACGATTCAATACGTAATTGCTTGCGTATCTTTTGTTTAACTTGCTTTAAGCGTGTATTTGCGGGATATCCTACGCGTTGTAACGCTTTACCTAATTCGTCTGCGAAGTATTCTTGGAAAGCCTGCGATTCTACCGCTAATGCTTCGTATTGATAATGAAGAGTTCGACTTACGATATCTTTCATGAATTCGTCCGGCTTCGCTTTAACGATATGAGCGTCTACTACGTAGCAAATATCCGTTGAGTTCCGTTTCGCCAGCGTAATGATTGCCGAGTAATCTCCGCGTGTTTTTCCCATCGCTAAATCGACGGCAGCGTAATATGTGAATTCACCGTTTTCAATATCGCTATCCGTGTAGTAAACGAAGTCTTCCGCTTTGAACACTTGCGATTCCTCGTCGACCGGATTACCGAGGTACTCTTGATTGAACGCTCTAGCGCCCATTGCTTCGAGTTTTTCCATGAAATACTTATACGAATACTTTTCCGCCCATAATACGGACGAGCCTCGCAGCATAGCATCTTCATTCGTTTTAAAAAACGCCTCTGCGTTAATGACTGCGTTCGGATCATCCGCGTTATATAACTTCCGCCATTCGTCCCATAAGTCTTCGCGTTCAGACCACGACAATATAGCCGGAAACTTACGCGACGTGAAATCCTTACGCTTCGTAATAACGTGATTTAAAAGACTGTCGTAGTGGACTATCGTCCCCATATAGATACAACGCCCGCCGAAATCTAATGCCTCTAACATTTCCGAACGGAACCACCGTAAGTTCTTTGCACGTAGTTCCGGTGTATTCGTATTGTCGCCGGATTCTAAATCGTCGAGAATGAAAAGTCCGGGGCGGTCGGATAGATGGCGTAGTCCGCGCATCTGCGTACCGATACCCTTCGCTTCTACCTTCGTACCTGTTGACGTTATGAATTCGTATTTATTATCGATTTCGTTCATAGATGGCTTCGGATGCAATAAAGAACCGAAGTCCTCACGTAGCTTATCGTTAAATTTTAATTGATTAACCGTCCACTTGATAAAGTCGCCCGCTACGTCCGTCGTTTCCGACACTTCAATAATGTAGCGCTGAAGACGGTATACGATTTGATGACATAAATAAGCGTTACTTAAATACGCCGTCTTCGCATGCTTACGTCCTACCGACCAACCGATATGCGTATCGATATTCCCCTTCGTTACCTCGTCGAGAAGTCCGCATAATTCCTTATGGAAGTCCGCAGCGCCTTCTAATGTTTGAGGCGACGGTATTAAATTCGATACGTTGGCGTCATTGCGTTCACCGCTGAAATATTCGTAAGTAAAGTAAAGTACGTCATATTCTCCGCGATGCACACGTTTCAGACGTTTTAACTCACGTCCCGTATCGAGCATTTCCGCTTTTAGACCGTCAGTTAAAACGCCCTTTTCGAAACCTTTTCGTAGCTTATCGAATTTCTCCGTCAGTAACTCAATACGTTCAGCGCGCGCTTCAAACGCAAGCCATTCGCCATCTACATACGCCATTTAGCGCGCACCTCCTTATTCGTCTTTTAATAATTCGTCTAATTCCGCTAGTTCTTCCGTGATTTGTTCGTTTGATTTCGCGCCACCTTGCGTAATTTCTACGCTGTGTTCCGACTTGATGAAGCCCATCATCTTCGCGTAAAGATCGAGCGCTTTCGATGAAGGAACTCCGTTAGTACCTTCGATAGAGCGTATTAACTGTTTCGCAAATATACCGACTGCATCCGAAAGGTAATCCTTCGCGATTTCCTTCTTGAATTCGATGAACGCTTGATTCTCCTTGCGCCAACGGTACAAAGAAATACGGTCAACTCCGACTTCCTTCGCTATCTGTTCCTGCGTACGTTGTTCAGCCGTCGGAAGCATTTCGTTTTCTAATAGAAGATACGCTGCTTTCTGCTGTGCTACCGTAAGTGACTCCGATAGTTTATCGCGTCTTGATTTCGCCATGTTATCGCCTCCTGTTCCGTTTTAATTCGTTATGCTACCGCTTGGTGTCCGGCAGTAGCGCATAATAAAAAGCACTACCGAAGGGGTAGCGCTTTGATTCCGTATGTATTCCGTTGAGTGTCCGGGTTTAAATTTCTGCAAGAAAAACGCTGACGTAAGGTGACGCGGCTCTGAAATTCCGATGGCGCCCCCATTTTCGCAGACATGACCGCTTGAATACCGTCTGCATATCTATGCAATCGTAGCTTCCCATAATTAACATTATGTCAACTAGATTAATCTCGAACCCTATCCGTATCAACGTTTCGCAACTGCCACTAATTTAACGAATATACATCGTTTATGCACACGCCTTCAACGCAGTCATACCGTACACTTACGTTTAGTAAGCGAACACACACGAGCATACGTAATGTATACGCTATGCATACGCTATTTGACGAGAGTAGCCGGTTTTCATCGGGCTGTCCGCGGTGAACGGCTCGCCTAATTAAACGATACTACCGCTGTCCACCGTTCCGTTACGCTATGCACTCGATATATTATGCGTTCCTTCTATATAAGAGCGATAACAAACGTAATGTAACGTTGCTGCGTATTGCTTATCGTTTAACTTCGCCATTGTCCGTTATTCACCTCCGTATAGTATTCCGCAATGGTAGCGGTTATTAATTAACGAACGGTAATAATTACCGGACGTTGTATCTCTTTGTCGTATTCACTTAAGTTCTATCGTTCAGATATATACGATAATATCTGCGTTAGCTTTAGCTGACGCTATATTGTAAGTCTTTATACGTAAGTATTAGTAAGTAAGTATATATACGGAGTAATAATTACCGGTACGAACGGTAAAAACTACCGGACGTGACGGTAATAATTACCGGACGTTATAGCCAGTTAAGCGTATCTTCGTCTAATTCCGTATTCTCACTCGCTAATAACTCCGCTTTCCTAGCGATTTTATCCGGTAATATCTTCGCCCATGTTTCGTCTGACTTACGCTTACATTCGCCAGCCTGCGGAAACTTAGCGTAGAATTCCTCCGCTACTTCAATCGGCGTATTAAATGTATACGTATGGTTTCCGAATCGACCGTTTTCCACTACCGTTATCAAGCCGACTTCCTCAAGTAACCGTATATGTCCTCGCGCCGTTTTCTCCGTCATGTTAACCGCCTGTGCAACGTGAACATGCGTAGGAAATGCGTAGCCGAACGCGCTATTAAACTGCGATAATAGAAACGCATATACATTCGTCGTACTTCCGTTAAACTTCGGATAATATTGATAATGGCGCATAACTGCATTAGGTACTTGCGTAAATCCACGCTCGACTTCGAATGGTAACGCGCCTTTTTTCGTTTGTCCGTTCATATAAAAACCTCCGTTTATACTGTTGTCTGTTTAAAGTCGTTCTATTTACGTCGTGCGCTCCATTCCGCTAGTACCTCGGAAAGTTTATCGTTCTGCTTAAATAACCAAAACTTACGCATGGTACTCTCGTTTAATCCAGCGCATATAAACCGTTCGCCTTCGTCTAATAAACGCGCTTTAAGTTGCGGTGAATAGCAGTAAAAGAAATCGTTATTCATTCGTTTCGCCTCCGTCAATTTAAAATAATAAAAGCGCGCCTTGCCGTCATGACAACGGAGTTTGCGCGCTTGTTTATGTTGTTATAGCGGAATATTACCGCCAGTCCCTACTTATATAGGTACAAAACGTTGAAAAACGTAAGTTATTAGCGCGGATAATCCCGAATAACCTGTTTTCCGCCTCTCATTCCGCCGTTATCGTCGACCCACCACGTAGATTTCTTACCGGTAGCGCGGTTATTGTTCGTATATACGTCGTCAACTTTAACCTCGCCGTCCTCGCGTCGTTCTAATTGATCGTCGCTTAATATCGGATATTCAGTATTACGCGATTTCATGCGGTTGGTGTCCGTTAACTCATCGCGTAATATCAGCGTAGCCAACCGTTCTAATGCGTTGCCGTCCGGCGTTGTTTCCGTATGTTCAAAGTACGCTTCGATTAAATCGTCAGACGCTCGTAGGCGTTCGGCACGCGATGTATTTAACGTCTTGGCTGACGTGAACAATTGCGTTATGTGGTCGTGTAAGTCCGCCTTGTAATCGTCTGTAAATACGTATGTTGTCATTCGTTGACCTCCGTTTCGTTATCCAAGCGTTTATTAGCGATTTCTACGTATTCCCTTTCGAGTTCAAATCCGATGAAATTACGGTTATTGCGAACGGCTGCTACCGCTGTTGTTCCGCTACCCATGCAGTTGTCGAGTACCGTTTCGCCTTCGTTCGTATATGTCTTGATTAAGTACGCGAATAAGTCGACGGGCTTTTGAGTTGGGTGGTACTTGTCGGAATCATAAGCGAACTCAAGAATTTGCGTAGGGTAATTCGTAAACTTTTGAACGTAGCTATCCGACTTCATTTCCGACCAATTCTCTCCCGTCGAACCTCGACGATTCTCTTTTCCGTATTCCTTGAGTCCTTGCGGATTATACGTAGGTTGTTTCTTATAGAAAACGCTTATATTTTCGTGTTTCTTTAACGGACGTTTATTCGCCAATTGGAATCCGGTAGTGTTATTTTTAATCCATATCCATTCATATCGGTATAATGACGGATTAGATTGATTTAACGCGGTCGTAAACGGTTGACTGCAGGTTAAAACAATTGCGCCGTTATCTTTTATTACGCGCTCATATTGCGTCCATAACTCGTCGAACGGGATTATTGAATCCCACTTATTACGTGTAGTCCCATACGGTAAGTCGCATAAAATCATATCAATTGACTTATCCGGTATTAACTTCATTCCCTCGATCCCATCACGCTGATATATACGGTTTAATTCTAATTCGCCTAGTAGTTTCTTCGTCATTCAATCGCCTACCTTTTCGAAGTTTTGGCGGTACTTTTCTACATAACTCGCGTCGATGTGGCGGTATATATCGTTAAAATCCGCAACTACATACGTCTTGCCTGTCGTTAAACTGCGTACCTTATCGCCTTTGAGTATCATATACGTCGACCTCCGTCCATTTATCGTAAACCGCTTGTATCTTCGTTACCGCAAACTCCGTTATCAGTGACACGGCTTCGCGTGATACGTTTAACCGTTCGCCTGCGCTTTTCTGCGTCAAGTCCTCTACGTATACGAGCCGTAATGCTTCCGCCTGCCTAGCCGTCAGTGACGCCTTTTCAACCGCTATAGCAAAGTCGACTAACGTATCACTGGCGTTCGTGTCGCCGACGTAGCGCCGTTCTTTTAATGCGTGGTAGTTGCGCAGTATTGCTTTAGCTTCGGATAATTGCGTCAAGTACGTTCACCTCCGCGTGCATCGGCGATACGTTGGCGGGCGATGGCTACGTAACCTACGTCCTGTTCTATTCCGATATAGTTACGATTAGTGTTAATTGCGGCTATGGCCGTAGTGCCTGACCCGATGCAGTTATCAAGGACCACTTCGTTTTCTTTAGTGTAAGTCCGGATTAGAAATTCGCATAAATTAACCGGTTTTTGTGTTGGGTGCACCTTACCGTCTTTTTTGAATGTCTGGATAGACTTAGGGTGTTTGCCGACTAACTCTTTGTTTTCGACTCCCTTAGTAACACCTCCGTTAGCATGGCTTCTAGTTTTTTTGCTATCTGAATATATATAACTTTTCTCTAAATCAGTTTTTTGTGGGTTATAAACTGCCGTTCCTTTTCTATTTGGGCTAGTCGGTAACTTCGCAAACACTAAAACATTTTCGTGCGTCTTTAAAGGTTGGTGATTTGCGTTTAGGAAGTTAGCGCCTTTTGTTTTATCCCATATCCATTCGTATCTGAACATTTTCGGATTACTGACTATCAGATAACTAGTAAACGGTTGACTACCGAAAAGAACAATATTCCCATCATCCTTAATAATCCTGTTGTATTGTTCCCATAACTTTTCGGCAGGTATCAATTTATCCCAACCTTTAATATCCGTAGTCCCATAAGGCAAATCGCATAATATCATATCAACCGATCCCGTCGGAATATCTTTCATCAATTCAAGACAGTCGCCTTCGTGTATTTCGTTAATCGCTAAACTCGTCACACAATCGCCCACTTCCGTTTTTTTTAATTAGCCGTTGACTTCCGTTTTACACCGTGTTATATTATGGTTACAAATAAGAAAAAGGAGAGATACTTTTATGGCAACCACCGAAACGTTACCCGAATATTGTTGGTCAGTATTAACCGCTACAAATGAACTCGTAATGTTAAAACGCGGAGAAAGTGGCTACTTCACGCAACACCCGGAAAACTCGCCGTGGGACGCGGAAAACTGCGATACCCTAAACGAACGGCTAGGCGTCACCAAAACGCAAGTGTCGGCCATGAAATACGGCAGTATGTTCGGATTCGATAACACGGAGGCGCCTTAACCGGCGTCTTTTTCGCGTTCAAACGCCGAAATACTCGCGCATCCTCCGGTTGCTACGCCCACTTCCGTTTAATTTACGTTACACTTGCATAATTCCGTTGGTTTCGGATATAATACGTTTATAAACTATTTCACGGAGGTCAACCGCTATGCCTAAAAAACCCGCATCACAATTCACGCTACAACCGATATCACCGCGCGACATGAACGGACAGGGTCGCCGTGGTGGCGAATGGCTAACGCTAGACAAGCAAGGACGCCTCGCGCTGTCCGCTGAATACCGTCAACGGCTCGGAATCAAAGGAATCGGAGGCATACCCGTTTATATAGCGGTCGACCCTGCGCAAATGGTTATCGCCATCGTCAAGCAAGACGTCACACGCACGGTCGCTAACGCTGCTTCCTTACGTGTTAACCGCGACGGCTACGTATATGGACGAGCGGTATTTGCGAAACTAGCGTTAGAGCGCGCGAATGGACCGTATCGCTTCGAATATTTAGGACCGATTGACCACGATGGCACGCGTTGGGACGGGTTTAGGTTGGCGCAGTTAGTTTAGATCATCCGTAATAAACTCGATATACTTCGCTGCCTTTCGCACGTCCTCGTCGATAGTCGCGTGCTTATACGGCGCTCTAGCGAGGTATTTCAGCGCATTACCTACGCAATACGCATGGAATCCGTCGGTGTAACCGCGTGTAATCTGCGCAATAATATCGATAACCTCAACGCCACCTTGCGTATAATGCGACGGGTGATTTACGTTGTCTGCGTTGTCTTCCGTGTCCTCTTCGCCTGCCTTGCGGTGTATTACGTATTCATTATCAAATACATACGCGATTGTCCCGGACATATCGTAAATAGCAGTTTCGTCTGAATTGACGTTTACCACTTCGTATATATCACCTATCTTAATCCGTTCATTTACGTCTACCGTAATCCGTATCAAATCGCCCTTCTCCGCTTTAACCGTCATTCAATCCGCCCCTTTTCGTAATATCCGTACTTTCAACGTCTGCCTTCCGAAATTCTGCGCCTTTGCCAAGTCCGCTATATACACGTCTAAACGCCCGTTAACGATATCTCCGCCACGATCGTAGCAAATACGATATCCAACGCCTTTAATGTGTAGCCGAGTGCCGAACGCTAGTGACTTCGGACATGCAACGGTAACGCCTTCCTTTACGTATTCACCGCTTGAAGTGACACCGTAACCTGCGTCGCCCGGACGTTTGCCAGTCGATTCATAACCGGCTGTGTACGCAGTCACTTCGTAAATGTATTCCGTTGATTCAGCGCTATTCGACCGGCTGACTACCGTTCTCTTCCGTTTTGCCTGCTTCGCCTTTAACGCCTGCTTACGCTTCAATTCCGCCAATTGCTTACGCTTGCCTGCGTATCCCTTCAATGCCGTCTGCCTAGCGTTCTGATTAAACGTAGGCTCATCGTCGAAGGCAATCGGTATCATTTCGACGTATGGCGTTGAGTTCGTTGTTACTTCCGTGAATAGTAGCTGATCCGTTTTCATTCCGAGCCATAATCCTAGTGCAATAAGAAACGCGTATATTACCGTTAGTTTTCGTTGATTTCGGATGTAATCGCTCCCTTCGTTAGTGCCGATACGCTTAACGGAAAATGTTCGGTTGCTAACGTGTGAACCGCCTTTGCGTATAACTGAAATTCGTATTGTGACTCAGGTGCGACACGTTGGTTAATCATGTGTGATACCGACTGAACGCTCGCCGTCCAATACCAACGCACCATTAATCCGTATGCCGGTAAGTATAGACGCGCTTGCTCGGCGCAAATGCCGTCTTCCATCGCTTGCTCGTAGTTGATAACGCCACGATGGATAGTTTCGCGTAGTCGTTTCGTATGTTTAATTCCGATTAGATTATCGGCAGGCTCTCCGCTGCCTTGCTTAACGTCCGCCGACTTGCTACGCCATTCTTCCGGTTTCGGTAAGTAGAATTGCGGTTCTTCCGTAACATAACGCCTAGACGATTCATTCCACGCGAATAACGGGTCTTGATGAACGCTGCCAACTACGTATTTCATCCACTGACGCGCTATCATCAAAGGCGCGAGTATTTCGAATTGCATTACGCCATGACGACTCGGCGACGTATGATCGTGTTTAGCGAGGTATCCGACTAGGCGCTCGTCTTGCGGTCGCATTACGTCAGTCGCCTTATCCATCGATACACGGGCGGAGTTCACCGTGGTAATATCTCCGCCTAATTTATCGACTAATCGTACATATCCGTTATTTAATACCGTTATCTTTTCCGTCAATTATTCGTCCTCCTTATGACTTGCGTCTGTTACGTTAATAACCGCCATTTCTACGATTTCAACCGTCCTGCTATTTCGAGCATAGCGCCGTGTATTCTTATACGCTGAGTCATACGTCTTGTACGTCCTCACACCGCATTGTCCGTTATATACATTCCCGTCTATCAATACGCAGAATAACGTTTCCATTAGTCGTCCTCCTTCGATACTTTTACGTTGAAAAATAGTATTAATACCGACCATAAACTACCGGTAATTAGTAGAGCGAAAAACGTTAACGTAATTATTAGAGCGTTATGCGTAACCATTGCGCTGTATTTATTCATTCGTAGTCACCTCGTATCCTTCCTTATCGCTCTCACCGTTCTGCCTAGCGTGATTCTCCGCGTTCTTACCCATATATAAGCGGTGAATATCCGTAGGTGACAAGCCGACTTCGCGTGACAACGCTAGTAAGAAGTGCCACATGTCGATGACCTCGCCTTGTAGCGCTGGCTTATCGACTGGCTTCGGATTCTTCCACCATTTCCAATTAACCTCGCGTCTGATTTCGTCTATCTCCGATTCCATTGCGATAGTTAATCCGATGACCCATTCGTCGACCGTCTTATCGACGCGTCTTTCGTTAATAATCCGATAGTCAAGGTCGCGCTGCATTTCGTACATTTCCGTGAGGATATCCGCCTGTGTCGACGGAACCCCCTTCGGCATTTCCTTAAAGAAGCGTTTCAATTCGATGTCCCGTTCGTTTACGTTATTCATTCGTCGTCCTCCTAGTAGTAGCCGTTTATTGAAACGATTTTAAATCCGTGGGTTACTTCGTTCAGTTCCGTTTTACTAACGTTGTTATAGTCCGAACCGTCAACCGTGACCATTACTACGGAATCCTTGTCATATTCCTTTAACTCCGCTATTAATTCGCTGACTTTCATACTTCGTCGTCCTCCGTTTCATCATCGTAATCTTCGTAATATTCCTCGTCGTCCTCAACGTCCGGCTCGTAGTTAAATCCGATAACATTCGTTTCTATAAATTCGTTACCATGCGGATTGACCATCAGCTGTAAATCGAGGTCGCCGTCGCCAATGTCCGCGAGGAATGCCGTGACTTTAGCGCCCATTCCCGTGAGTTCGTCGATATGGTTAACGTTGATGCCTACGGTGTATTTACGCATGGATAGCGCCCCTTTCTTAATCCGGTAATTTATCCGCGTGTCTTGCAATATCGCTCAATAAGTTTAGCTTCGCGTATTCTCCGAAATGTTCGACCGCGGCATCGTTATATACTTCCGCAGCCACCTTCGCATCTTCGAATACGCCGAGGTGAAGTTTCCGATAATTAACCGTTATTTGCGCTGTCCACTTCTTACCGTTATAAACCGCCACACCTTTATAGCCTGATTTATTTGTGTTATACATTTTCGTATTTCTAGCGTTCTGCGTGTCAGTTACTATCCGCAGATTCTCTTTTCTGTTGTCCCATGGTAATCCGTTAATATGATCGACTAGCTTACCTTTTTCAGCATTAATGATTATACGGTGCATCTTTTCAGTTGTACGAACACCGTCTTCACGTACGGCACCTCTTATTGCGTACCCGCGGGAATCATCGTGCCATTTAGTTTTAGATAGATATTCAAAATCGTCATCATCGACTAGGCATTCGCGTCCATTCGATAAAGTGATGTATTTTACCAAGATAGTTCATCCGCTCGAGTAGCGAGTCTTCCTCGGAAGTTTACGTTTAACTCGCAGATTTGCGCGTATGGTTCATCGCGGAAGTGTTCAATATACGGCGCGAATCCACTCTTATTCGGATTAGGTAAATCGCATTGACCGACGTGTCCTTCGAGAATAACAGTGCAATCGTCGTGAATACGCGTTAACACTTTCTTTAATTCGTTACGTGTGTAATTCTGTGCTTCCGCGATAATTACGGTCGAGCCTTTAATATTCGTACCTCTTGCGAAAATGTGTGATTTCGGATATACCCAAACGTGACCGTTTTTCATGGCGTCCATATTCTCGCTATCGAGTATTGACTTCGATGGTACTTCGCCAATTTCGAGTAGTGCGTCAATTAGCGGTTGCAAGTATTCGCCTTCTTTATCTTGTTGCGATCCCGGTCGGAATCCCATACGCCCTTCCTCGACTGGCGAGAAGATATAGACTAACGGCTTTCCTATCAAACGTGCGACTGCGACTGCTAACGTAGTTTTTCCCGATCCCGCCTTCGCGTTGACAATCGTAAGCTGATTATCGAAGATTGAATCGACGTACACACGCTGCTCACTCGTAAGTTTCGGCTCAAATCCGAACAGTAGGTTATTCGTTGGTAACGGCATTAGTTTTCCTCCCTTTCGTCAATTACGTACGGAAACGCGTCCTCATGTCGTACTTCCTGCGCTAACCAACGGACAACCCGCGGAGGTTCATTTCCGCGAGGATATCCGGTTAGGATTGCGTTGGTTATATCGGGATGTTCTACGTTCATATACGTTGACCTCCGTTTCTATTTCAGCGGACATGAACCGCCTACACATTCGCCACTGTAATCCGTCGTATCTTCGTCTTCCGCCTTAACGTCACCGTCGATTAGTTCCCACGGCTTAGCCGTCAGTTTTGCGACCATCGCGTGATAACGTTCTTCGGTAATTGATTCGTATGGCATCTGCGGATACGTGTCGGTTGCATACGGCAATAACGATGTCGATTTAATTACGCCTTTATAACGGTCGAGTAAGTCGGTAATTTCGTCGATGATATCGTCTTCCTCACGCTTATCTACCGTCAGTTGCGGATTACCGAATTTATCGAGTAGCACCGATCCGTCTTCGAAGAACGTCTGCTTCGCCTGTGCTTTGCGGAATGATAACGTAGCACTTACGGCATTGTCCGACCAATACGTAGCTAATAACGCTTGTAAAGCAGCTTGCTCGCGTAATGGCACGTCGCCCGCCGATTGGAATTCCGCGTGTTCTGCCGTCGGTGCTTTCGTAGGGAACTCGACAACGACCGTATTGTAATCGTATTTATGCGAGCCGTCTTCGTTGAATCCTTTTACCGCTGGCTCGATTTTATAACCACACTCCATAAGTACCGGAACTAGCGGTGCCGTCGCTGACATTCGTATTCTGCGAATCATATACGCTGACCAATGATAGTGCATACCGGGCGACGATCCCATGAGCAACGATACTGTACCACTAGGCTTGACCGTTGTTACTTTAATCGAAGGATTAGCGTCTAATTGCTCAGCTTGCTCAACGTTCGTCGCTCGTACTTCTCCGTACAATTCGTCTAACGCTTGACCGACTTCATCGTTAAATACTGCGTTGCCTTCCGCGTCGAATCCAATTATCGCTTTCTGACCGAATTTCAACAGTACCCAATCGGTAATCCCCGTAATGCCTACGCCTAGACGTCTGTGACGGCTAACTACGTCGCGTGTCGCTTCCCATTCGTAATGTCTGAACGTTATGCGGTATGCGTACCGAGTCGCTAAGTACGCAGCTTCGAAATAAAGCGATTCGCCTTCGACTCCTGCGTCAATTAACTGTTGAATACGCGGTAAGTTAATTTCGAATAAGTTACACGGTGAAGCGTTTGGTAATGTTATCTCTCCGCATGGGTTAAATACCTCGACTTCGCCGTCAATATCTTCGCTGAATCCGTCAACGATCCGTCCGTAATTACGTGCTAACTCCGTCGATACATAACCCGGCTCACCGTTGTAATAGATGTTAACGGCTAGATTACGTAGCGTATCGCGGTCAGTCTTGACGCCGATGTCTACGCTATTATTCGAAGCCCAGCGCCATTGCGACGCCTCTAAGTTCTGCGGTAGCGAGTAATTCTTCGACTCGACGAATTCCTTGTCGTGTTGGTCGCCGATTAGAATTAACGCTGTACGTCGGACATTTCCGGCTACTACGCAAGTTCCGATTAGCTGAACCACGTCGCCCCATTCAGTAGGCGTTACGTAATCATTTACGCGTCTATTTAGAATCGTATTGACACGTTGTAGCATCGTAACTAACGGTGCTGGACCACTCGCTTCTCCGCCGAAACCTTTAATCGCAGCGCCACGCGGTCGGATATCGCTAATGTCGATGACTAATTCGGTGACACCTTCGTAATGTGCGTCGAGTACTTTACCGAGTGCAGTCGCCCATCCTTCGCGTGAGTCTGCTACGTGAAGTGTTCCTTTCGGATTAAATTCGTCTGAAACTCCTAGTTCGATTAGTTCCGATTCATAGTCGTTATGATCGCTGTCGCAAACAATCGTTAAGTCTAGCGCGTTCTCAACTTTCGGTACTTGGTTCACGTATTTACGCTGAACGTTGATTCCGACGCCTCCGCCTTTCATCGCTTGATCGAAGGTAAATACGGGCGCAAAGCTGACGCGAGGTGCTTCACCGCTTGTATACGATTGTGGTCGCATCGAAACGCCCCAACAGTTATTCTCCGCATCGCCTACGCGTTCGGCGTATTCTGTACCGGACATCCAAAGACCGCGACCCGGCGGTGTCATTACGAGGTTAAATACGAGGTGGTAAAAGCGTTCCATTTCTTCGGTTAAATCAGCGTGCGCTTGCGGTGTAAACTTACCGATTTCACGGAGGCGTTTCGCTTCAATTTCGAAGTTACCTTCGGTAATACGTTGCACCGTTTCGTCCCATCGTTCTAAAGTGCCGTCCGCTTTTTTACGTGAATATGTGCGAAGGTACACGATGTAGCCGAGTCCTCCGAATCCCCATTTCGGTTGTTTGTTGCGGTACTGCGTTAAGAAGTCCTCGTTAAGTTTCATCGTTTTAGTTGCCGTCAAATAATCGCTCCCCTTCGTTTATCTACGTTAATATTTATCGTTACTACGCATATGCTCACGCTCAACGTTATCAATCGCCGTCTGTGCCTTTTCTAATTCCTCGTATAATTCCGCTAGCCTGCGTTCAGTACGCTTGATATCGCGTCTGATTTCCGTCTTGTGTTCCGTTAAGGTATTGCGGAATTTATCGTAGTCGTATTCGTTCATTACGTAATCACGCCTTCCTTTAATAGATACGCTAATGCCACCGCCACGGCATCGCTCTCGTCGTCCGTCTTAAACGTAAATGTGTCCGCCAGTTTCAAGCATTGCCTCACGCCTGCCTCAACTTCCGTCTTATCGGCTTTCCCGTTGCCAGTAGCCGCCTTCTTCACGGCTGACGGACTGAATTCGTTATCTACTTTAATTTCGTAGCCGTAACGTCCGAGTGCGCTATCGACCGCTGCCCACGATCCGAATACGAGTTGCGTCGCCCTCTTCGACCTACCCTTCGTAAAGTGTTCGCGACATACTGCGTCGAATGGTCCGTATTCATGAACGACTTGCACCGTCTTCGCCTCGATATATGCGTAACGTTGGCTATCGGTTGTTTCCGTCGAAGTCTTAACGCTATCAACGTGGACTAAGCTAACGCGGACGCCCGTCTTTAACGTCTTAACGTCGAGTACCGCGAATCCCGGTGACGCCGATATGTCTATCGCGAGTATTCTCATTCGTATACCGCGTCGGTGTCGTCTGTTATTTTCGCTTCGTCATTACGAATATACCCGCTCATAATATCGTGGAAAAATCCGTTATATTGTTTCGCTAGTTTCGTAACTTTACCGGTATCACCCGTTCTCCACCGTTTATTCGTAATTTCAAAACGATGCCCCACGACAACCTCCGTAGGCTGAACCGCCTTAACGAATTCAGTCGGAACCTCAACGCCGAGCGCCCGTGCTAATGCGATAGCCTTTCCGATGTCAGCGTTGAATACGTCGTCCGGGTCGCATTTGGCGATTCCTTTACGGATAACTACCTCGTCAAAGTCAGGGCGGATTAACGCGACTACCGTTCGTTTCTCCGAGTTTTCTACGAATGATATCGTGTATTCAGGAATATAACTTCTCGCGTTAACAAACTCCTTCGCACGCTTAATCACGTCAGCACGTCGTTGGTTAGACGTAGGATACTTCGCTAATAAATCGTCAAGCGTATACTTCGGCTTCTTCGCCTGCTTCAACGCTTCGACTTCCGATCTAAGTTCGGCGACTTCCGTTTCGAGTGCGCTGATACGAGCGTTTTTAGTCGGCTTCGGTTGCTCGACGATGACTTCGTATTCTTCGTCGTTGATGTATACGCGATATTGTCCGTTTGCTAACTTTTCTAATGCGCGAACGCTTGAACTGTTACGGGCTTTAACCGTGAATATATCGCCGTTAGCGTAATCGCCCATCGTAGTACCTGCGTTAGTAATCAGAATACGTTCGCCTACGTTAGCCTTGCGTTTCTCCGTTTTATACTTCGCCATTAATGACCGCCTCCATTAGCCTTTTTGTGGTATGATCTATTGGAATATTTCGCTCTACAAATACGGCAATATCTTGAGTTTGTTTTGGGGTAAATGTATGTGTTTTCTTTCGTGTACGCATGACCTTGAGGACAATGTGTTTTCTTGGAGTGTTCGGCTGGGATTGTATTTCCCCTTAATAAATTTACTCTTCTTGTCACAGGTTCTAAGTGATTTGGATTAACGCATCTGCGATTCCTACATAAGTGGTCTAAGTCTAAATTCTCTTTTATTTCACCTACTAACCACTCATACGAGAGTCTATGAGCGATGAAATTCACACGGTTTATGCCGAAATTACCGTATCCGCTGCTAGTTAATGCTCCAGTCCAATTCCAACACCCGTCGGCTACGCCTTTATCGACTTTTTCCCAAAAGCGTTCCTCGACACTACGCATTTAATCGAACACCTTTTATGAATTCGAGTGCATCGCGATAGTCACGCTTAACCCTATCCGGTAGACTTGATTTTATTACCGTGTCAACTTGTGTTTCCAATTCGGCATATTCTTCGTCGGTTAAAGATAGTGCGCACGCTGTCTTAAAATTATTGAACGTGAATTTATCGAGGTCTAGCGGTGGTGGCGTATTCTCACGGACAGAACGCGTAATATACGCAGGTTGTTCGAATACTTCCTCCTTCATTTCGTCGGTGATTCGCTGGCAGAACGCTCGAATGTCCGGCGTCTTAGCGTATTGCTCGTCCGTCATAGCCCACGATTGTTTCGCAGCGTTAACGTAAAGAACTACGTAATAATCGCAGTCGAACATTTCCGCGTATGCAACCGTCTGTTTAACGTGTTTAGCGTCCGCCTCTTTCATCGAGTAATGCGACGTCTTAGCGGGCGTTCCTTGCTTCGACTTTACTTCGAGTCCGACGCGTATCGTTTCGCCATCTTCCGTCACATACGACATAATCCCGTCCGGCGCTCCGAATAAGTAGAACGACTCACCTCCGTATTCTACGAGTTTATTCGTCTTAGCGAAGTCCTCGAATAGCGGTAAGCCGTTATCATTACGTAGGAATTTAAAACGCGGTTGCTTGCCGACTAGCTTCGGAAAGTTGCGTTCGATGAACAGTATGTCGCGTTGTATGACGTCACCTATCGCCGTACCTATCGACTGCCAGCGTCCTTGATGCGGAGGACGTTTGAATCCGTCTTTCTTAGCGCCTTTCGCCTTGAGGTACAATTCGCGGTTATCAGCGCCTAATGACGATGGTGAGAAGTACGGTTTCTTAGGAAACACTTTCGGAGGATTTGCGTACCATGCGTGTATTTGCGCATCAAGATCGTTGTCATACGTTTCGGGTAACGCGTAATGCTCCTCTAACATGGCGATTAGATTACGTTCGATTTCTGCGGATAAGTCCGATTCGTTTCCGTATAATGCGTCGATTGCGTTTTTTGATTCCGTCAAATTACCGCCCCTTTTCGTTGTCTAACCGTTGATTAGCGATTTCTACATATTCGCGTTCTAATTCAAATCCGATAAAGTTTCGGTTACTTCTAACTGCAGCTATTGCGGTCGTTCCGCTGCCCATGCAATTATCAAGGACTATATCACCTTCATTTGTATATGTTTTAATTAGATACTCAAATAATTCTACCGGTTTTTGTGTTGGGTGGATTGGTGGGTGAGGACGCTTGAACTTCAGAATGCTCCTCGGATACTTTTCGGTATTTCCTTTACGCGAATCATCAGTTACTTCAAATTTTCCGTAATTATTATTAACTGCAGGTTTTATCAAATAAGAACTACCTTTGCTATGCAACGGCTTACCTACACTCATTTGTGGGTTGTAAACAGGAAGTTTTTTATAGAACACTTGTATATCTTCGTGTGAACGAAGTGGCATCTTTTTTGCATTAAGGAATCCCGTTGGTCTATCCTTTTCCCACTCTAAATCGTAACGCCACCATTTTTCTTTTGATAGCTGCAGCTTTGCTGAAAATAAACCGTGGCTAAATAACACGATTGCACCGTTATCTTTTATTACGCGAGCGTACTGTTCCCATAGAGGTTCAAACGGTATAACTGTATCCCATTTATTACGCGTGGTTCCGTAAGGTAAATCGCATAAAATCATATCGATTGTGTCGTCCGGGATCATCCGCATACCTTCGAGGCAGTCACGTTGGTAAATACGATTTAACTCAATTTCTCCGAGTAATTGTTTAACCATCCTCCGCCTCCTCAGCTTTAACAACCGTCAAGCTAACGTTCGTATCGTTCTTTAAGTACATCGCGGTGACTTTCGCTACTAATACGTAGACGACCGCTTGTGCGTACGGCAATTCATAACCGTAGTGATTAGCGGTCGACCATACGATAGCAGCTACTGGGAAGGCGAGTATGAAGGCGCCTATCATCGAGCAACCTTCGCATATTCTACGGCATCTAATATCTCCGCCGTGCTGACTAATCCGTTTAAGCGCGTGATTTCCGCACCGCTGCGCTCGAAAATAAGTACCGGCACGCTTGTAATGCCGTATTTACGTATCAGTCCGTTCTCAACTTCGATGTCGTGTTCCGTGACATACGCGTTGGCTTCCGTTAATTGAGCGTCAATATCGGCTAGTGCGTATGATAGCGCCGCGCACGGACGGCAATTCGGTTTACTTAACTTGCGGATGATGATAGCGATTGGTTTCGTTTCGTTTGTCATGCGTGTTCCTCCGTTTCTTTATTGGCGAACCATTCTTCTACGGGCATGCCTTCGCCCCATACCGTCATTACTTCGATATCCGTTCCGTTGGATACTTCACCGAATTGGTACGAGTTCAGCATTACGTCTTCGATAACTGCGATATCCTCACGCGTGAAATCCGACGGTATTTCGAATAGTAGCTCGTCGTGAACCGATGCCCAAAGTTGCCAGCCGTCACGCTTCGAACATTCTTCGTGTGCGCGAATCATCGTGACTTTCGTTTGAATAGCGGAACTGCCTTGAACTCTCGCGTTTGTAGCTTGGCGAATTGCGCCGCCTATCTTTCCGTTATGTTTTCTCGCATCCGCGTATTTCGGATCATCGTATTTTCCATACGGAATAAACTCACGTTTCCATTTCGCTTCGGGTAATCGGCGTTTGCGTTGCTCCTTATCCATCCATACGAAACCGTGTTGCTTAACGAATTCCGTATTTCCTTCTATCCACGAACCGAGCGCAGGAAGTGACTTCCATAACTTCGCCATGAAATCTTCCGCCTCTTTCTTCGGAACACCTAACCACTCGCCTAACGTAAATCCGCTAGCACCATATAGCGCAGCTAACCATGCTACTTTCATTTTCTTACGCCATTCCGTGTCACCACCGTCAGCCGTTTTATAAACTTCTTCGTAAGGCAACCCCGTAAACTCGACCGCTAGATTAGCGTAGGGGTCTTTATTTTCGATGAACGCTTTTATCAACGCAGGCTCTTTCGATAAGTACGCTACGCATCGTATTTCTTGCGCTTTGAAATCCGCACCTACTAACACTTTTCCGGGAGGTGCTACGAACATCTTCCGCGCTTTCTTAGGCTGATTCTGTACGTTAAACGACTGATCGTCGCTATTGTCTTTATCCATTCCGCTACTGAACCGCCCTGTCACCGTTCCCATCGGATTAAATCGTGAGTGCCACCGTTTAGTTACCGGATGTTGTTTCGTAGGTAGGGTATCGATGTAAGTGCCTGATAATTTTGTGATGCGTCGATATTCGAGTAGCTTGTCGATAATTTCGTGCTTACTACGTAATGGCTTTAGCGTTCGTTTAGCGTCAAGGTTAGGCAATTCCTTACCAATGTGCTTCGATAACGCTGGGCGTAATTGTTGCGGTGAATTAATGTTCATAGGCTCGTCGCTATCGTGGTACTTTGATAATTCTGTTATAAGGTAATCGTGTAATTCGTTTGCCTGCGTTTGTAATTCGTGTCCGAACTTCTTCGCAAAGTCTAAGTCGAGTACGTAGCCATTTCGCTCTAGTTCGACTATTACGTATAGCAACGGAACTTCGACCGTTTGGTAGTATTCTAATACGGTAGGCATTTTCGCCATATGAGCGTATTGAAACTCGTATAATCTCCACGTCAAGTCCGTATCTTTTGCACCGTATACTAATGCGATATCGAGTGGTACTTCGGCAAACTTAGCGTTTTTACCGAATAGTTCCGCGAATGTATCGGAGGGTTCGCCGAGATACTTCGTCGCTAAATCTTTCAATCGGTATGTTCCCGGCTGCTTTCCTTTAACTGGCGCATCTTCGTTTTCGTTTAATACGTGCATAGCGGTTTGTGTGTCCCACGCTAGCCCTCGTAAATCGATGCCATGCCGTTTGAACATCTGAATATCGTAGTTAGCGTTATGAAACACCTTGCCGACTTCCTCCGATTCCATTAACGGCTTCAATACGTTTAGCACGTCTTCACTCGGTAACGCACGCTCGTCTTCCGTAGGCTGAATCGGAATATAATAGTGCATATCCGCCGTAGGCAACGTTAACGATACGCCGACAATTACGTCGACATATACGTCTAAGCCAGTTGTTTCCGTATCTACTGCGATGATCAACTCGTTAAATGCGTCAGCTACGACGGCTCTCACTTCGTCGATGTCGGTTAGCAGTCGGTAGTTTGACGGAGTATTAGCGACTAAATCCGCTAGCTTCTGTTCGCGTTGGCTCTCGGCGAGTACGGCATATAAACGTAACGCCTCCGCCTTGCTGAATCGTTTGCCTGCGCTAGCCACGTCCCGACCGATATCGCCTGCGTCCATCGCACGCTTGACTTCACGTAGTTTCACCGCGTCCGTGTCGCTATTCTTCATCGCGAGTATGCGTAACCAAGCGTCCGCCAGCGTTTCAGTCGCCTTCGTCTTGCGTTCGGCAGCGGCTTGGAGGGCGTTATCGCTTCCGCCTTCAACCGTCTTAGCCGTGATATTAAGCGTTAACTTCGGTTTCATATTACGCCCTCCTTCTGCTACGCCGTTTGCGTATGTTCTAACCTCGTGGTAAGACGCGTCCATTTGCTTTCGATTGCATCCGCTCGCACCCAGTACTCCGTAATTTCCGTATTGTCGAACATGTATACGTCGTTACCGATAACTCCGAGGAATATATCGCAATCGTCTAAATCGTAGACAACTCCGCTATTCTTCTTACCTTTGACGACGTAGTACTCAATGCCGTCTTTATCGCGATATAACGCCGTCTTGACTTGTGCGCGAATTATCTTCGACTCACCACGCCTAGTTATCGCAAGGTCGAACGGCTCCGGAACTGCGGGTTCCAAAACCGTATAACCGTTTGCGAGTAGTGCCGTTATTGCGAGTAGTTCCGAGTGGCGACCGACTGCCGCCGTTGTCATTGGCGTCATTCTAAAACGGTAATTCTTCCGCATCAGTATCGTCGCCCGCAGCTTCGTTGACTTCCGTCTTACTTGCGCCGATTAAAGCGATATCGAATCCGGCTTGCGTTAGGAATTTCAGTTGTTCCGCCTCGTCAGCTTCGTATAGAATTCCGTTGAATAGCGCATGATCGAATTGCTGACCGTCGAACTTCTCGAAGTTAGCGGATTGCTTATCGCTTAATTCGTCGAGGTCAATCGGAGATAGTAAAACCTGCGTTGACGTACCGCTACCGGACTTCTCGAGTTCGAACGCTTTCTTATCGAGTTTGCTTTCGTTCTTTTTCAATACCGCATGTACCGCTAACGCCTGTTTCTTCGATAGGTCAACGATGACTGGCGTTCCTGTATCGAGGTCGATAAATCCGAGTGCGAATCGTTCTTTACCGCGATACTTATACGCTTCATTACGTAAGTCCGTTTTAGTCTTCTCGTCTTCCGTTTCGAACGCTTGCTTACTGTAGTATTCGGATGCCTTATCCCACGCGGTTAAGTTTGATTGCGGGAATCCTTTCGCTGAATAAACGGAAGGCTCTTTCGCTACGAACGAGTTTACCTGTTTGTAAACCGAATACGATCTAAAGGCGATTAAGTCCGCAATACCTAACGCTCTAACTTTGAAAGATGTACCCGATTTTAGTGACGTAAATTCGCTTGATGTGGTACCTTCATTTATTGCTGTCAATGAGTTTAGTGCGTCTACGCCGCTTGTGAAGTTTGTCATTTTGTTGCCCCCTTGGTTTTGTAGTTACCGAAATATGCGTCGGTAAGCATGTGATAGTATTCAGGACTTTCATCGAAATGTGAGGCGAGATACTTAATCAAATCGTCAAACCTCTCTTGTTCTAAATTGAACCTTTCCTTATTAGCGTAGAACCATGTGAAAAGATTCTTATGCCCTTTAGACATATTCAAATCTGCTCTTAATGGCACTACATTCCAGTAGACATGTCCGCCTTCTTCGATATTTAGCGGGATGACGTGATCTAGGTGTAGATTTTCTTTATCACCTGTCAATACACAACTGTGGTCGAAATGTTCCATAATGCTTGTTACCACTTCGGAAGTTAAATCGTTTGGTAATTTCAACTTTTTGGCGCGTCTTTTGTGACTATATTCAGCCACCTTATCGGGATTATTAGACATCCACGCTTGTTTATACCGCTTTCTCTTCTCGATAAAATGTGAATCTGATTTGTTTTCGAAATACTGCATCGACGAATTAGTCTTGAATTTCTCTGCGTGAGTTTTGTAATACTCTAAGTTGTAATTTCTACTGTACGCAAGTCTTCTTTGTCTACTTTCTTCGGACTGGTTACTCTTTGAAATGGAAGCAATCACCTTCGCGCATTTGTTGCAGTTGGGTTTAAGACCCATAAATCCTTTTGGGTTTTTACCGAACTCCGATTTTTGCTGCATGATTCTGCAATTACTACATACTTTAGAAACCACGTTTTCGTTTTCGTCTACAACGCATGGCAGGCCTACCCTGTTGTAAATGATCCTCAATAGAAGGCTCCTTTCTTTTCGATATCGTTTGTTTTTGTCAGACGTTGTGCTTTCGCGAGTGTCGACCCTCACGGTTTCCCCACGTCCGCAACACGCTACGAACCTCCGGAACGCCGATAATTCATTCCCACCGCTAATTTAAGGCGCGGATTCGTTCGTTATCGACTAGTTCGTAACGCGTTGCCGACGTGTGGAATCGGCATTTAATAACCGCGTATCATAGCGAGCATGTACCGCAATTCCTCTCGCAAGCTGCGCTCTTGTTTCCGTTTGTTTCCCGTGTAAATTCGCAATTCTGTTAACCTCCTTGATACGCGCACCAACACTTCGGGCACATATCGTTTTCTTCCGCCCATGTTCCGATTTCGACCGTGACCCATTCGAAGCATCCTACGCAATCGAAACTACGGTAATCTTCGTCAGTCATTTCTACGCTCATTCCGCTACACCTCCGATGTATTGTTCCGCGTCATTACGCACTTGTTCAAAGCGGTCGGCTACCGACTGTAACTGTTTCGCTACCGCTTGGCGACCAATTTCTAATTCGTTGATACGTTCCTGTAATAACGCCTTTGTATGCGGTGCTTTACATTTCGCTTTGTTCACCGTTAGCCGAGCGATATCTAAGCCGAGTTCCGCTTCAAATAACGTTAACTTCCGTGTGTCCGTCGTAAACTGACGGCTTGCTTTCGTTAACTCACGTTTAATCGTTTCGCGTGCCTTATCGATAATTGCGTTGTGTGCCGAAGTTTTAACGGCTGCTTTCGTATTATTGCCTTCGCCGTTTGGCGGTAGTACCGTGACGATTACGTCGTGTTTCGTATCAACTACGAGCATTACGTCTTTACCTGCGTGTTTGTAAACGGCTTTACCGTCTGACTGCGTTGTGACGTACATAGCGGACGCCATTAATTGATTAACGAAATTCTTCGCGTGTTCTTCCATGATTCCGAAATACTGACGTGTGCGTTCTACTGCGTGTACTGACGGATTATATTTCATGCGGTTAACCTACTCTCACGGCGTATAACGGGCGGTAATAGTCCGCTGAATCGCCGTCTGAATCGATGTCACCGTTGTAGTCGTAATCCGCTTGATGGCGGTCATATAATTTATTTTGCGGAAAAGTGAATCTTTCTTCGTTTAATTGCGTATACTCTTTGTAGGACATCGTTAAAACCTCCGTTTTGTATTTTTATATGAAGCGTGATATAATAACGGACGAAGAACGAAAGGTGTAAAGACACCTACGTTTTTCATCAAATTAAATAGCCGTTGGACGTAAAGTCGTCCGACACTCGATTCTAAAACGTTGAATGTAGATACGGTGACTGCGTGCTTGTCCACCAAAGAAACTCGCCAAAGTTTCGGATAACGCCTTATCATTCGTAAATCCATTCGCCCATGCGTTGAGAATCAAACTTCGTTTACGGTCATCCTTCGCCAAAAGGGTGATCGTTTCTTTTGCGCTAAAATCCGATTCGACGTTCGCCAAAATGTCTAACGGTTCGTACTCGATGATTTCGCCAGTGTCGTCTTCGTACCCGATATCTGCGAAGTGTATTGCGTATTCCTTGCGATTCCGTTTAAGTGCTGCGTATGCTTCACGCTGAATTAACTTGATGATGTACGACCGGTTTTTAATTCGCGATACATCTTCGGTTAGATACTTGCCGACCGCCTGCATAATTCGGTGTTCTACTATAGAAGTGTTTGTGACTCTATCCGATATTTTAGATGAGTACTTGTACACTTCCTCAACAATCCATTTGTTACGATAGCAAATTAACTGATATTCAATCATTTTATCCCTCCTACTCTATATTCACCACTAGAATTAAAAACTGCAACATAGCTTTTAAATAAAAATTGGTAAACTATGAAACTATTTCTTATGGTATAATCGTTACTATAAACTAGCCGTTTGAATAAGTCAAACAATTATAATAAGTTTTTCCATAAAGGGGTAGGTAATTATGTTCACATTTGAGCCATTAAGGGATTTACTGGAACTTCGTAGCATATCGTTCCGCCAGTTAGCACGCGATTGTAACCTGACTTCCAACGCTACCGTCGCGCTAAACAACGATCAGTCCGTTAGATTAGAAGTTATTGTTACAATCTGCGAATATCTTGACGTTAATATAGAAGAAGTTATCGAAATTAAACGGAAGCCTTAACGGGCTTCTTTTTTGTTTGCCTCCGTTATGGTAAAATATTCTGCGGAGGTGTGCGACTATAGACGTTCAGTTGCGTTCTTTACTCCGTGACCGACGTAACGCACAAGGCATTTCGCAACGCCAGTTAGAATTACTTACCGGAGTACCACGTTCGCGTATCTCTCTATACGAAAACGATAAAGTCGAAATGACTGTCGATACTGCCGTTAAGTTTGCGCTTGTCCTTCATTGTACGTTAGATGAATTGTTCGAATATCGACGTTATTAGTCGGTCACAGGCGGTTTTTTGTACGACCGTCTGTCGAATGGTTATGTTCCGACGTAACCTTTGAGTCTATTTTCGCTAACTTTACCACTATTATCCACCGATGTAAACGAATTATCTGACAATTAAACGTGGAAAAGTATGACAATTACGTAGTTATCGTAACCACACGCTAATTTTAGGTACTTCGACCGCCCCTTCGATTAACCTTCGTAAGCCTTCCGTCCCTTCATTTCGTAATACGTCGTTAGCATCCTTATGCCTATCGTCCGTGTACCGTATGACTCGAAGGCTTGCGCCTTTCAACGCTGACACTACGCTATCATTGAATCGCTGACCCGCTTTATCGTTATCGCCCGCCACTACGAAGTAGTCCGTTTGTATCATTTTTACGATTTCCGCCTGTTTTCGGTTGAACGCTACACCTCCGACTGCCACCGCATTGTATCCCGCAGTCATCCACGATAGCGCATCGATTTCAGCTTCGCAGATTACGCAAGGCTTTCCGTCAGTCGCTAGATTAGCGCCATATACGAGATTACGGATTGGCTCAGCGCCTTTCTCGTAGAAGAACGTCTTGCCGCGTGTTGCTCGATACTTTACGTTAGCAAGGCGTCCGTCCGGCAAGTACCACGGAATCGCTACGAAGCCTGCGTGTTTACTACGTCCGACTCCCGCACGCGCCTGTGCTTCCGCCGATATACCTCGCTTATTTAAATACGGTGAGGTCAGCGGTTCTATTAAGTCCGCGGGCAATTCCGTAAATGACTTGCGCTCGCTTAAACGCGGAACGATTAGGCGTTGTTTCTCTACGCCGTCACCGAAGCCGTACGCTTCAAGCAGATAGTCCTCCGTTTCCTCATACGTTTCATTACGTAGGAAAGCGAGGAGTTTGACGATACCTCCGCTTGCGTAGTCCGCGTCATAAGCGCCACTATCTCCGAATACTCCCGCATATTCACCTTCGAGATTAACGTAGAAACTCGGAGTTTTATCGTAGCGAAACGGACTTGCTGCGATTAGCTTATCGGAAGACCAGCGCGTAGAAGTAAATTCGAACGCTTCTAACTCGGATCGGATGTCGATGTTTACGGGTTGACTGCGTATTCTAACCGTTGGCATTTGCCGACTCCTTCTTGACGATTTTCCTAGCGAATTGGTCAGCGCCCCATACGTTTGAATAATGGGCGTTATCGTCCCAACTATCCGTTACGCTATCGTATTCCTCGAAGTAGTAAATTAGATAATGACCGTTATCTACTATATCCGATACGCGGACTTCTACGAACCAATCGTTCCAACCGCCGGACATTTCGATTCTGAAATCGACTAATTCACCAACGGTTGCTAGCGGTGTTTCTTTGCCGATGTCTTCGCAAGAAACCGCTGATACTTCGTCGTCGTAAAGTTTTCCGCATATTTCGCATTGATACCTCGTAACCGCTTTTGCCATTCCTTTTCCTCCTCCGTATTTAAAAATCGAAATCACTTACCGCTGACTCCCCTACTTCAAACTCACGTACTACGCCAATCTGCGGTACATAAAGAATCTCCGTAAAATCCCCTTCGCCACCGTCGCGCCCTTTATTCACGCCGACAATTCCGCGCCCTTGCTTATAATCGGTATCTACCGCTATCAATACGGAGGCATCCTGCATAAGTTGCTTCGTTTTCGATACGTCTTTCCGTTTCGGTAAGTCGAGTTCACGCACGCCGTCGTCCGATTCTACTTCGGCAGTTTCGTCAGCTTGCGTAATAGCGAAGCCTACGACTTGCGTACGTCCGATTAACTTACGTAACTTTTCGGATGTATTCGCTGCGTCACCGCCAGCCGTCCGCGATTCGTTCTTTTCGTACGTTAAGTAATAAAACGGATCAATCATAACTACGTCCGCCTTCGTATGCAGAATATCCGATTCAAGTTGCGCCAGTGTACGATTGTTAAAATCCTCGTCACTTACGCCACGCACCGTAATGTTACCCGCGATTTCGTCGTTAATCGTATCGATAAAGAATCGGAACGCTACGTCGAATTCGTCCGTCAGTTTCCCTTTACGGATGTCGCTTGCGTCGAAACCTCCGTTTAAATTAAGACCTCCGACATCTAGCGATGTTAACTGTTTGCGTGCCGATACGCTTACGTATATTCTTACGAGGACTTCAAACCACGGCATTTCCATCGCCCATACAAGCACGTTCGCACCGTTAATCGCCATTTCTACGACTTCTTCGAGTGTGATTACGGACTTGCCTCGTCCGGACTTTCCGTAAACTACGTACATATTTCCGCTGACGTAATCGCCTATGCTCGAAAACTTCGATGGATACGTCTTAAATGATTCGCCTGCCTTGCGCCTGTCGTATTCTTCGAGGAACTTCGCGTTATCCGCCTTCACATCCGTTCCCACTTTGTTACGAACGTCTGTTCTCATTCTAATACTTTCCAGTTCCGTTTGCAAGTCGGAGAAGAACGTTTGCATATCGTTTCTGTTCGCCTCAAACATGCTCGCTAGCTTACCGTCATTTACGAATTTCTGAAAGGCTACGTCAGCCGATTCGTTCATTAATTTACGCGTTAAATATTCGTATGAATCGCCTACTTCCGGCACGTAGAAGAAACCGCTGACTTCTTCGGTGACCGTAGCGTATGACGGCGCTTGCCCGCGGTTTTGTTCCGCGTATTCCTTAATGAATCGGTATGCCTTCTTCTCCGCGTCAGTACCGAAATGGGCTTCCGCGATGTTGTGACGTGCGAGTGCGGACGGATCGTTGGTGTCGATTACCTTCGATAATAATAGGATTCCGTAGTTGCTCAATTAGCGTTCACTCCTTCCGTTATAAATCTCCGTTAATTATAGAAATTACGATTTCTCCTAGTTGGTATAATGCGTACAGAAAGAACGCCACTACCGGTATTACTAATACAATCGGATAATGCGCAAGTAACGCGACAAACGAGAGGCATAACGTTATAGCCACTACTCCGATAAATAGTCGATATATAATACCCATCACTTCGTCGCCTCCCCTAATTTCCGCTTCACATCCGCAATCCTCACGGCATAATCTTCGTCTGTCCCACACACGTCAATCACGGTCTGCAACGTAATCAACTCGTCCAAAAGAACGTCGACTTCCGCTTGTTTCTGCCGTTGCGTCTTGCGTTTCGGCTTCGAATTTGCTACGTCGGTCTTCATAAGAACTTCGAGGTTAATAGCCGATAAATCTACGAAATCAGTCGGCGGTTTCAGTAGCGAATCAATAAACGCCTTCGCTTCGTTCGCCTTCGCTACTAACGTAATTTCGCTATCTTCCGCAATCGTGCCGGATTTATAATCGAGTGCTGCGGATAAATCGTAGACAACTTCGCTGAACATTACGCCCGGCTCGTAGTTGTAGTATTCCGAGAATCCGTCAACGTGGAAGTATTCGCCTGCATATCCGCTGACCGTTACAATGTCGCCGAAGTCCGCTTTGCGCGGTAGTTTTCCGAGTGTCATTTCGTTTCCTCCTCGTTTATGATTGGCGCTACTTCGATATACAGTTCCTCGTATTTCGTAAATAGCGTTTCTAGTCCGTCAATAATTCCGTGGCGGGCTACGTCAGATAACTCCGTCGATTCGAATGTTACGTTAATTGCGTAGCCTTCTACGCGCTTATTTCCGTTCTCGCCTTCGGTTAGGCTACGCCAATTAAGCGCAACTTCGTCTAGCGGTTTCTCTAGCGTTTTAAAGTGTGTGCCGTCGCGGTATTTACCTACGACCGTGTATCCTTCGTCGTTTAGCGTGAGGATTCCGGTTAAGCCGTGCTTACGTCCTAATAAGCGGTCGCCGACTTGCATTAGCGTTTCCCCCGTTTCGATTCGCCACTGAACGCTAGATTCAAGCATTGATCCGCGATTCTGTCTTGCAGTCGTGCGTCGTAAATCCCCGCTAATTCTCCGATGCTTACGTTACTCGTATAAATCGTCGGTGCGCTCTCGGTAGTCCTCGCGTTGATAATCGCATGCACAATCGACTTAAACGATTCAGTCGCCGACCGCAATCCGATGTCATCGCAGACTAGGAACGGCACGTCCATACATTTCCGCATGAGCCGTTTGATATCGTCTAATTCCGCTTTGTCATCCGTCATCGTCGCGAGGTTATAGCGTGTTTGTAATTCGTTGACGTCGAGGTAATACGCCGGTACTTGCTGCGGTTGTATGCCACGTTTTAAACTGCCGAGGTAATGTGCGATAAGCCATTCGTTAACTAGCGCTGATGCGGTGGTGCTTTTACCGGTGCCGGGCGATACGCTATAGAGATAAAGCGATTTCACACGCTCATTACCCGTATCAAACTGGCGCTCGAATGTCGCTACATACTTCGCTAGGCTTGCGTAAATCTTCGCTTGTTCCTCCCGTGCCGGTGCGTTCTTTAGCGTGAGTTGCCGATAATCACGCGGTACATTTGCAGCGCCGATGCGTCCGCCTGTTCCGCTAAGTCCGTTCAGCGAAATGAAGTGCGCGCAATTCGGTAAGCACGTAGCGCATCCGCCTTTCTTCCGTTCATTTAAGATACATTTCTGCGTCAATCTGCGTTCGCCTCCTCCGTGTATCCTATCGATATAGCGAATAACTTATCGGACATTTCCGTTAGTTCTGCGTCAGATAACTCGCTAAAGTCGCCGTATTCGAGTCCTTCGTTAATTGCGATTTTCTCGCAGTACGCTATCCAAATACTACGTTCACCTTCCGTCATAACCATCGCTCCAATTCGTCTAATTTGCCGTTATCACTGTCGGCTACCGCTTTTGCTGACGTTTCCTTCCGTGCTTCCTCCGCTTGTAAACGTTGCAAATTCCGCGTCATATACGTTGACATAAAGCCAAACGATAGCCCCGGATATTGCGCGCTAGGCTTGTACTCCGCGAAGCATGCGTCGATGAACGCTTTTACCAACGCCTTATCGTATAGCCCCGGTTTCTTCGCCGTGCCGATGTATCTGCCGAGTATGCCCGCCTCCGCTTGGTAGCCGCGAAATGGTACGTAGTCGATTCGGTATAACCGCTTGTGTTCATCCGCTAGGTAATTCGCAAAGTGGCGAGTGTTCCACGCGGTTACTTCGATTTCATCGTAACGTTTACTTACCATCGTGATTAATCCCGTCTAATACGTTTAGCGCCCACGACTGAACGCTTAACGCGATATGTTCCTCATCATACGCGTTCTTGAGTAAATCTACGTGAGCAATGAACGATATTTCTCGGCGTAACCGCTCGACCTCCGCAAGCAACGCGGGAATATCTTCATTAATTACGTGACTAGCGTTTCGCATCGCATTAAAATCGGTATACCAATTTCCGCGAGATTTCTCCGCTCGTTTACGTATTGCTTCGATTTGTTCTTCCGTCATAATTCCGCCTCCTTAGTTAAACGTAACCTTCCTCACGCCCGGCACTAGCGTCAGTATCGCTCTCAACGCCTGCTGACTCGCTACTAACGCTTGCTTTTGAACCTCTGCGTCCTCTGCGATTTCCTTACGTATGCTAGCCGATGCTTTTGCGTATAATAGCTGACGATCCGCCTCCGTAAAGTCCTTCCGTAATATAGCGACGTCTTTATCGATTTCAATACGGTCATACGGTAGTTCCAACGATATCAATTCCGTTGCTGGCGTACTGATAATGACTTCGTTGCTCTCCGTGACGATTACGTTGTCTGCCGTGATTGCCGATACGGAAAAGCCCGTCTTAAACGTGCCGTGTAGCGTCATAGCGTACGTCTTGTCACCGAACCACTTAGCGTCTGTATAACGGAATTCCTTCGTGATAACGCCGTCCATGCCTACGATTTGCGCGTTCTCTTTTAGCGCGGTGATAACCGTTTCCTTATCTACGAGATTAGCGGTAGGTACCGATAATTCCGCTGACATTTCCGCGATGGTCGATTTATGCGGGAATACGCTGATTAGCGACATTGCGCAGATGATTAGCGCGAGGACTACGATGACGAACGCGGTTACTTTAATCGGATTTAGTTTCATACGAACGTATCTCCTTTCGACTCACGGCGGAATTTCCATTCGTTATAATCATAAGAATATAGCTTCTTCGTTTTACCGCATCTAGTACATCCGTAAGTCGACTTATGGAACATTAACGTATTTACGTGTTTCCACGAATGGTTGCATAATAATCGTTTAATCATACGTCATCGCCTCCGTTTCTTAATAACCGTCCGATCATCGCCTTAATATCCGTCAGTTCCTCGCGAATGTCCGTTAATGCTTCGCAGTTACATTCCGGTGAAGGCTCGCCGAGTTCAGCGTTGCGTGCCGATGTGTCTTCGCTCATTCCGCCTGCCCCCTTAAATCTTCGTTGATTGCGTGCGCTAACTTAAACTTGCGTTCGAAATACGAGATTGCTACGTATGTGATTACACCAGTCCATACTATTGCGATTAAATGCGTCATTCCGTTGACCTCCGTTTCTCCAATGAATATACGGCAAAACTAACTCCGTTTTATTTCGTAAGTATTTATACCTCCGAGAGATTTCCGCTACTATTCCGTAGATTCTTCTTTACGTTTCTCGGCTAATTTGCGTCCACGTTCCGCCAGTTCCTTCCGCTGCTCGTCCGTATATACGCGAATCTTCTTCATCGACACCTGCTTCTCCGTGAGTATTCCGCTGACTGCTTTCGGAGTGATTCCGTCTACTTCCGTTTCTAGTACGGAAAGTACCGTCAGTTCTTTAAGTTTCCGCATGTGTTTCGGTACAGTCGAGTAAACGTGCCATTCGTTAGTGAGTCCGTCAAAATTAAGGATAGTTTCTTGTTCTTCGCGTGAATACGCCATATCGGTGAGACCTCCGTTTGCTTATTTTGTTCAATCTTCCATGTATTTCTTCGCCCAACTGTAAATCGTTACAGATAAAGCGTTAGTGGTTTGTTTTTCCGAAAATTCATTTACATTCGTATTTCCGATATTTCTAATTAAAAAATTAGTCGTATACCTTTTAGTTAAATGTCTGCTTGCGATATCTCTTGCTTTTCTAAGTTTGCGTAAGTTGTGGAATTTACGTAAACGTTCTCTTTTATTTTTATTTTGGTCGTTCTTTAATTTCTTTTCGATAGCATCCAATTATCAACACCTCTTTTCTCTTATATAGAAAGATTCGTAATTATGATTACACTGTAGTAGGTATTTATCGCACTCACTTTAACACGGTGATTACGTAATTATTTAAATATCCGCGTTAGCTTTAGCTGACGCAATCGCTTGAACTTAACTACATCCGCAATGTTTAGTTTAGTTATCATAACGTTTAGTTAATAGACGTTTAGTTTATCTGCCATTTTCGACGGTACCGTTCTGCCATTTTCGACGGTACCGTTCTGCCATTTTGGTGGGTACGGTTGCGTCATTTTGCGCTATCCTCAACGTCGAGCAATACGTACTGGTTCGATGTTTTAAATCCGTTCCTATCTACGCGGTTTACAATTTCGATATAGCCCGCAGCTTCTAGCGTCTTCAATGATCGGTGTACAACGCGTTCGCTACTCCGAGCCTTTTTCGCGATAGTCGCAACGGACGGATGTGTTTCCTTCGTTACGTTATCGGCGTACATGCACAAGACCGCGTATACCGCTAATTCGACTGGCTTCGTTAGTAGCGCCTCGTTGTGTATGACTTCGCGCGTCACCTGTACGAAACGGCGTTTACGGAAGTCGATGACCGTGCGTTGCTTATCCGTTATAACGAACGACCTCCTTTAGTACCGTCTGCGCTAAGTAACCTCCGTCACGCTCAACGGCTGACTCGAATGTATCGTCTTCCCTAGCGTAGATAATGCGTTCGTGGTGCGTAGGGTCAGCGTAGAATTCGAGAGCCTTGCGTAGTTTGCGTTCTGTTTCCGTCATTTCAACCACCCGAGGATAGCCATGATTATATACGCTATTCCGATTGCCGTTACTAACGCGAAGCATATCAGAAAATATATCGCGACTCCGCCGGTCGCAGTGAATCCGAATTCTTGTAACGGTTTTAATAAGTTCATTCCGTTTCCTCCGTTTCATACTCTTCTGTCTGAGCGCACTTTCTGAACTCCATCGACTCTCGCCAAGACTTTTCCGCTAACCGCTCTAATACCGTTTCCTCCTCGTTAATACTTAATTCGTAAGTCTTACCGGATACCGTAACCTTCAACGACTTTCCGTTGTTCATTACGAGGAAACTCGCTACTGAGTTACACGCGTCTTCCGTAACGTGCTTCGCTACAACATCACCTAGCCACTCTCCGTCAGCTTCGAATATGTGAATACCGTTTGATACCGCTGCAATCTTTAGTTGTTGCGGATTGTATGTTTCCGTCATTCCGATTCCTCCGTTTCTATTTCGCGAATCTTTTCGATAAATTTCGTTAATGGAAATACCGGATACCACGGATACTGAACTATTCCGATTTCATCAACGCGGTATGAAAGGGAGTAACATCCGTCCGACCTGCGGTAATATCTAGCACCTACGCTAATGGCGATTGCCCTGCGTCTACAACTTTTCATCGACAATCCTCCAATTTTATACGTTCGATTATTTCCTTAACGTGTTTTATACTTTCTATATCGATATCTTCTAAAGTTACTTTTAGTGTAGTAGTGCGCGTTATTTGCTCCTCTCGTTCTTCGTTTATCGCATAGATTAATTCCGCTAATGCCTCGCTTAATTTCGTGATTGATTCGCCTAACCTCTGGTTATTGTTATTCATTTAATTTCCTCCTAGTTTTCTATTTTTTAAATCGCAGTGACTCGAACCATGCCGCTTCTTCTAACGTATCTTTCGGCGCTTTTATAACGGCTAACTCTTCCTCTAATTTAGCGTTAGCTGAATCGATCACCTCGTAATCAATGTCGTCACCTTTCACCGCAAACGCAATCTCTTCTTCCCATCGTTTATATGCGTCCATTTTTTCGCGTAACCGCTCACGTTCATCTCTGCTTAATCTCGTCATCCCGTCAACTCCGTTTCTAAATCGTCAATCGTCCGTGGATTATCGAAGCACCAATCGACGTACATGCGATATTCTTTCGGTGTCATTCCGTTCACTTCCGCTAAGTACGAGATTAAAGCGTCGAATTTCGCTTGTGACAAGCCGAAAGAGTCCTTAGCCCATGAATACCATTCGAAAAGATGAGCGTTATTTTTACTATAGTTTAAGTCCTTTCTTAGCGGAACTATATTCGAAAGGGTTGTCCCGCCGTGTCCTACAAATAACGGTATGACATGATCGTTTTGGGTATCGTTACTTTCGGTTAAGGCACATCCTCCGAAAAAGAGCTTTACTTTTTCTTCCTCTTTTAGAGTCATATCGTAAGGTAATCCTAATAAGCGTGCGCGTCTTTTGTTATCTGCTAGACGTTTCTTTTCGGGGTTTTCACTTCGCCACTTTTGTAAGTATTCTCTCTTTCTTTCAGGATTATTTTTACGCCACATTCTATTAGTTATTATTCTATTTTCGCGGTATAATTTATTCTTTTCTTCGACGTGTTCTACGTGAGTTTCTCTCCACGTTTTAGCTTTATTCGAAGTGCAATCACCACACTGCGAGTGCTTACCTCCGATACCTCTTTCTTTCTTATTAAAAGATTCTATAAGTTTTAATTTAGAACATTTCCTACAGACTTTCGCTACTATATTCCCTTTTGTATCTTCGTAAAATACACTTCCTAAACGATGCCAAATCTCTACGTAACCTTGCGCCAACAAAGTTTCACGTAAAATCGTTTCTCCCAAAAACAACACTCCCTTATTAAGTTTTTATGTCCTTACTAGATATGCACCATTCAATTCGAATTTTGCAACATTAGGATTGAATTTGAATTCCGCTCAACTACGGTCTTACTACGTATGTATAAACGTATTAAGAATGTGCAACATCGGAATTTAATTCCCCCAAATTTTCCGCTCTTACTACTTACTGCGAGTTATCTGCTGTATTATGCGACATCGGATTTAAAATAAACGCAAAAAGAACCCCGCTATTATTGACGAGGTTCTTCCGTTATTTCTTATTATCGTTTGATATCGTACCCACCGAATACTTTTTCGCTTGCAATTATGTCGCCGTTCAATGCGGATTTAAAGTCGACTAGAGTTGTATCTCCGAAGGCTTGCTCGATAGCCGTACCAATTGACGTAGTGAACGATTCTTTCTCGCTATCGTTACTGCCCGCCCACGTCGCTTCATCTACGAATACGACCGCTCGATACATAACGCCTGTGTGTTCCGCAGTCACTTCCGTAATAACACCGCTACTATTATCGATCATCGCAGTCTTAGCGGTTTCGAATTCCGCGAGTTTATCGGCGATTTCTGCTTCTGCTTTCGCTTCTTTATTGGCTTTAGCGTCTGCCTTCGCTTTCTTCTCCGCATCCTTTTCCGCCTGTATCGCTTCGCCCTTCGCTTGCATTTCCGCTACTGCTTCATTTTCTTCGGCGGTACTATCTTCGCCTCCTGCTAAATACGTGATTACGGATAGTACGAGTAAACCTACGATAAAGTATCCGCCCGATTTAAGTAACTTCGTTTTCATATAATTACCTCCGTTGTTTTATTTTAGTATATACGTAGAAACTTCCGTTTTCAATTAAATCCGCTACCTACTTATATAGTACGAACGTAAATTAAAACGGTTTCAAATCGCCATAATTACGAGGGTACTTGATAGGTAGCGGTACTTTCGTTTACATTCGTCAATATTCTTGCTATAATACGCGAGTAAACGTTTACTCATCGCATTGCGTAACGTGGTTTTATCGGAATTAAACCGGAACTTAACCTTGACAGGGTGGAGGTCGCTGGTTCGAGCCCAGTCGGGATCATTGGGTCTAGAACCCGTAAGAAAACTTTAGCAACAAAGGTTTCTCTAAAAGCGTCATCTCTTCGGGGGTGATGCTTTT